ATACATACCTAGAATATGCTGCTCGAATTATTCGACATGACATGCATTCAGGTATTAACACTTATATACCTCGAGGTTTATCATCTTTACAAAAACGTATTAATACAGAAAAGATTGATGAATTAAAAATTGGTCCTTCTTTAAAAATGATTAGTGAAGGTTTAGCTCACACTCAAAAAGTATATAAAGGTGTATACGAATTTACAAACCTAGTAAAAGTTAAAGTAGACTTTAAAAAAGAAAAAATAGACGTTAAATCTGCTTTAGAAGAATATTTCGCTAATACGTCGTACTCATCCCAAGTAACAGTTGAAGATATTGGGGAAATGAAAGTAAATAAACAACTTTTCTGCACCGCAATAGATAACTTAGTACGTAACGGAATTAAATACAACACCAACAAAAATAAAATGGTTCATGTATTTAAAGAAAACGATAATATAGTTATTAAAGACAATGGAACAGGTCTTTCCAAAAAACAATTTAATGAAATTATTAAAAAAGGAGTTGATATAGAATCCGAAACTGGCTTAGGGTTGAGCATAACTAAAGCTATTGTTGAAGAACATGGATTCAGTATTGACTGTGATTTAATAGATGAAGGAACACAAATAACAATAACAATATAAAAAACACAAAAATGATTGATTCAATATTACTTGTAGATGATGAGAGTTTATTTCACCTGGTATTTGAGGACGCGTGCAGTCTACTTGATATTTCCTTAACCCTAGAAGCCATTGACAGCTCAGACCATGCTGTTAAACTTTTTGAAGGATGGCAAAAAGATTCGGAGGGAAGACCTGAATGCGTTTTTGTAGATTTAAACATTATAGGATCCTCTTATGATGGGATTGAACTTATTCGAAAAATTACTTTTGAATATGGAAATAATGTAGTAATTGGAATCATATCATCATCTAACGAACCTGAAGAACAAGCAAAAGCACAAAAAGCAGGAGCTCAATTCTGGATTATTAAAAGCGATGACATTGAACCTCGACTTGAAGACTTTAAAAAAGATTTTGACGGGTACAAATCTAAAAGTTTGCCTTTTAAAATATACAAATAGTGAAGGTTGATAAGAGCATAAGGGACTGGTTACTAGATGTTCAAAAAGCTAAAAGAATAACTTTAGAAGGCAATATCCTAAAAGTTCTTGAAGCTGATGAAAATGATGAAGCGTTTTTAAAATATATTAAAGATGCTCTTGAAAAAGATAAAGAATCCCGTAGGCGAAGGTTAGACATAACTAAACAAGTTCAAGAACAAAATAAAAATTTGCTTATTTCTCAAGAAGAAAATGAGCAAATGAACGAAGAACTTAAAGTAGCTTTAAATTTAGCAGAAGAAGAAAAAATAAAAGCTGAAGCTGCTAAAGCTGAAGCCGTTATAGCTAAAGATGCAGCTCTAAACGATTTAGATATCGCCCAGAAACGTTCACAATTTGAACTTATTGGAACCATTGTTCGAGTTGCTTTATATGTGATTATCGGAGTAGGTTTTACTACAACAGCTATGTATGTTGTTGCTCTTTTAACAAAAGCAGATACTCAAATTATAGGAAGCACTTGGAGTAACATGTTTGGTATACTTCTTACAAACGCATTTTCAATTGTAGGAACTATCATGGGTGTTAAATATGCAAGTGAAAAAAAAGAGTAATATTTATAACAAACTAAAAAAAAGAAAACTTATGAGAAAATTTTTTAATCATCTATTCGATGACAACAACACAATCAACGAAAAGTCAGTAGTTGGTTTTATAGCATTTGTTATGCTAGTAATTGCTTTAGCAGTAGATTTAATCACTGGAGCATACGGTAAACCGTTAGTAATTAACAAGTTTATATTTGATGGATTTTTAGTAATGGTTTTAGGGTCATTTGGAATCGCATCAGTAGACAAATGGATTAACAAAAAAAACGATGACAATGAAAATAACTAAAACAGGTACAAAAGGAATCGAATTAATTAAAGCATTCGAAGGTTTTAGAAGTAAACCGTACAAATGCCCTGCAGGTATCCCTACAATTGGATACGGAGCAACATTTTACCCAGGTGGGAAAAAAGTAACCATGGCAGATGAGCCTATTACAGAAGAACAAGGAACTGAGTTGCTACAAAGCATGTTAGTTAACTTTGAAAAATATGTAGATAGCTATTGCCGTGACGATATTAATCAAAATCAATTTGATGCGTTAGTATCATTTGCTTACAATTTAGGCCCTGCTAACTTAAAATCATCTACTTTACTTAAAAAAGTAAATGCTAACCCAGAAGATGAAACTATTAGAGCTGAGTTTATGAAATGGGTAAAAGCAGGAGGAAAAACATTACAAGGTTTAGTTAAAAGAAGAACAGCTGAAGCTGATTTATATTTCACAAAATAATAAAAAAATGTCATACACAAGAGAACAAATTGAAGCCGCCGTTAAAGCTAAAAACTATGCTTGGTTTGAAGGCGCAAAAGATTTCGATGTTAATATCGTAGGAGTTAGAAACTCCGCTACTGGAGATAAAGTTACAAACTTATTTGATGACCATTTAACCATATCTTATAAAGTAGGTGGTGAATGGAAATTCCATTGTTGGCCAGCTACAACTGATCCTGGTACTAAAGGTGTTATGCAATATGGGAATAAAGCAGGAGTTGCTCGTTTAGTTGAAGGACAATATAGAGGTTCACACACTATAAGATTACATGGTGGAAAATATGAAGCTCTTGGTCAAAACAAACCAGTAAAAGTTTATAGAGATCCTAACAAAGATATGAAATATGATGAAACCAAAATTGCCGAAGGTGTATTTGGAATCAACATTCATAAAGCAGGTGCTGACTCTACTTACGTAGAAAATTGGTCTGAAGGATGTCAAGTATTCAAACGCGCTAAAGATTTTGAAGAATTCATGGCAATTTGTCGTAAAGCAAGAGACATTCATGGAAATTCTTTTACATATACTTTGCTAGAATCAGCAGATATTAAGTAATTTTTTAAAAAATACTTGGAGCCCCAATAGGGGCTCCCTATTTTTTCTACATGCAACAAAAATTTTTACCTTGGTTCTTGCTGTTTTGTGCGATTGGACTTTCAACTACAGCAGCTTATTATAGTGTAATCGGTTTATCCGTAGTATTTGCAGGTGTAGCTATACCTGTAATTGTGATGGGTTCATTTTTAGAAATATCTAAAATAGCCATTGCAACTTACCTTCATAATGCTTGGAAAAAAACATATGCACTTTTAAAAATATATTTAACCTTAGCACTTGTAGTTTTATCTGTAATTACCTCTATTGGAATTTATGGTCTATTAAGTACAGGATTTCAAGAAAATATTGCAAAACTTGAAATTGGGGGAAAACAAATCCAAAACATAGAAGTTAAAAAACAGAGATTTGAAGAAATTAAATCTGAACTAGAAAAAGAAAAAACAACCCTAGACAAAGACATATCTCAGTTACGAAACGCTTTATCTACAAATACAACAACTCAAACAGTTGATGCTAAAACAGGTCAAGTAGTTACACGAGCAAATAATGCTAACCGTAAATCATTTGAAACACAACTTACTACAGCACAGGCTAGTAAAGATAAAATATCTAACAAAATAGACGCGCTAAATGATTCAATTACAAATTTAGATATTCAAATTCTAGACATGGAATCTAAAGCAAGTGAAGGTAATGAATTGGGTGCTATACAATACGTGAGTGAAATTACTGGGTATGATGTAAAAACAGTGGCAAATTGGTTCATATTCATGTTGATCTTTGTGTTTGATCCATTAGCCATAACCCTTGTTATAGCTACAAACCAAGCGTTTGATCGCATTAAACCTAAAATGAACATTTATGGTGAACCTAAACCAATTGAACCTGTAATTGAACCTGAACATATTGTTGACCCTAACATTGAAATAGAAAGACAAAATATTTTAAGAGAAATACAAAAAATTCAAAATTCTGGAGTTTCATCTAGAAAATTAGGCAATGCTGTTGTAGAATTACAAAATAAATTAAGAGGTTTAGACGATAACACCAAGACATATTAATATTTATAATATGAAATGGAACAACTTTTAAATAATACCCCTATACAATGGGTTCAGGTTACTGATCCTTCTACTGGAAGAGTATATTATGCCCCTTCTCCATATGTTTATCCATTTAATGATAGTGAAAGATTTACAAATATAGAAGGAATACTTGTAGCAGGTGCTTCATCAGCTGATACTGGTTCTTTATTAACAACTGCTTCATTTTCAGATCCTAATTTAGAATTTACAAAAGGAGATAGGAGTGAGTTTTCAATAAACTTGTCATCTTTAACAGTTACTAGCTCATTTACCGCTTCTTATATTGATGGAGGAACATTTTAATGTCAACAAGAATACCTTTTCAATGGAACACAGCAAACTTTAATTGGAATGCGATAAATCCAACTGATGGAAAAACATACCCACCAAACGAAATAGTAACAGGAACAAATTTATGGAATGATTGCGCTTTAATTATAGAAATAATTGAAGCAATGCAGGAAGGTAAATCTCCTGACGACTACTTAAACCAAAGACCTGAAAAGAAAAAACAATTTATTAAATTGCTTTGCAAAGTTCAGGGAAAAGAATACAAAGAAACTAAAGAGGTACATAAAACCAAAATATTTATACGAGATGTAAAACTAGTTGCTAAAGAAGTACTAGGAGTAGACGTAAAAATTAACAAATAATGTATACACTATACACAGACAAACAAGAACTTTTTGAATGTTCTATATCGCTAGAAGGAGCTTCTGTTAAAAACAGTAAAGTTCGTTTAGTGGTAGAAGCAGATAATTTAAACCTTTTATTTAAAGGAACCATTGACTCTAGTGGAAAATGTACTGTTCCTATTCGCAAATTAAAAAATCTTTTAGAAGAATCAACAAAAGGTAAAATAAAGCTTGAGGTTATAGCAGACGATACGTATTTTACACCATGGGAATCTGATTTTGAAGTAGAAACTGCTAGAAAAGTAACCGTGGAAGTAAAATCACAAACAAACAAGAATACACTTACTGAAAATAAAACGGGAGTTACCGTTAAAAATATTAAAGTAGGTGATCATGTTCAAAATTTGTCTAAAATGCTTGTAAAAGAGAACATTAATGTAAGTAATATGTCAAAAAATAAAGACAAATTAAATAACATTATAGCTTCTTATTTGAAAACAAACAAAATCAGTGATGGTGAAAAAGGCAGAATAATAGAGGGTATTATTCAAACGTTAATTTAAAATAAGTTATGGCTGGACCTTTTGATTTAACCGGTCAAGATATAGAAACCACGTATCAGAGGATCCTCCAAACTGATGGTGTTAACATATATGATGGAACTGGATCTTTATTTAATATTTCAGGTTCAAGTCCTTCTATAGACACTGGTTCTTTTGCAATTACAGGATCAAACATTTTTATAGGAGATCAAACAGTAACAGGAAGCATTTCAGTTACAAACTCCGTGACTGCCTCTTATTTTGTTGGTATTATAGACGGAGGCACTTTTTAATATTTATAAACAATGAGTACAATTATAACCAGAAATAGCGCAAATTCAGGAAGTATACCTGCTTCACTTGTTCAAGGTGAATTAGCAATTAACGTAACTGATGGACGCTTATTTTATGGTTCAGGTTCTGGAAATGATGTAAAAGAATTTACTGTGAGTGGAAGTGGGGGAACTATTGATACAGGTTCATTTGCAACCACAGGTTCAAATATATTTATTGGAAATCAAACAATAACAGGTTCAATACACCAATCAGGAACATTTTACCCTGATCAAATTGATTGGTTTAGTAGTAGCATAGGATATAATACTGGTTCTTATATATTAACAACTACTGCTAACGGTTTAACTACATACGCTAATTACCAAGATGTAGCAAATACGTTAGCTCCATATATCCCTACAGTAAGCTCCTCAATAAGTGCTTCATATGCTGAAACAGCTTCATATGCCGCAACAGCATCAAATATTTTAGGAGGTAAAGCAACTCATGTTCCTTACTTTATAACAGATACATCCTTAGCTACTAGCTCAATCTACCAATCAGGTTCATCAACTATAATCATAAACCAAGATAATGCTACAACAGCAAATCCTGAAGCATTGTACGTTTGGCAACCAAGTACTTTATCATTTAATGTAATAAGTGGTAAAGGTAACTTAAATAACTATTTACAGTTAAACATTCAAAACACAAATCAAGGTACTCAAGCATCATCAGATGTAGTTGCAACAGCTAATAATGGAAGTGAGACAGTTAACTACATTGATATGGGTATCAATAGTGAAAACTATTCACAAAACTTTATTGGTGCTGCAAATGATGCTTATTTATATTCTACTGGTAATGATTTGCATATTGGTAACGCTACCCCAAATAGACCATTACAATTCTTTGCAGGAGGAACAGATGTTGACATATATAATAAACTCCAACTTAACCCTAATAACCAACATTTAATGTCAGGTTCATTAGATGTAAGTGGAAGTATTAAAGCATTTTCATTTACAGGATCCTTGCAAGGTAATGCAACAACAGCTACAACATCTCAAACATCATCGTATTCAACAACATTGGGTGCTAGTTTATCTCAATTAGTAAATAATCAAGTTAGATTGTTAAACAGTGATGGAACTACTTTAAGTTTAGTTATAGTTAATAACGTAGCATCAGCTTCATATGCTGATAATGCATCAACCGCTGATTATGCAACAACAGCAGGAAATGGGGGTGTTACACAAATTATAGCAGGATCCGGTATCTCATTAATTCCTTCAAGTGGTCAAGGAGCAGTAACAGTAATTTCAACTGGTGGAGGAGGAGTAACCATTATTTCAGGATCTCTTGTAACAGGATCATTTACTAATGCAACTTCTTTTACTTTTAACCACAACTTAAGCACTAGAACACCTATTATAACAGTATTTGATTCAAATTACAATCAAATAATCCCTGAAAATATAGAACTAGTAAATACAGCTAGTGCTATAATAACTTTCCCAACACCAGAAAGTGGATTTGCTATTGGTTCAACAGGTGGAACAACAGGAACAGCCTTATCTTCTTCATATGCTTTATTTGCAGAATATGCGAATACGGCATCATTTTATGCTGAAACTGATCCCATATTTGTAGCTAAAAGTGCTTCACTTGCAACTACGGGTTCAAATGTATTTAGAGGTAATCAAATAATAACGGGTAGTTTAAATATATCGGGATCTACAACGATAATAGGTGTTACTAACTTTAGTGATTCATCAACCACTATAACAGGTTCTCTTAATATAACAGGATCTACAACTCAAACCGGAAATAATACCTTAATTGGTACAACTACCCTTACAGGTAGTATTTTTATAAATGGAAATATAATTCCACAACTTTCTAGTTCATTTGATTTGGGATCTATAACAAATCCATGGAGGGCATTATATGTCCAATCAGGATCAATTAGTATACAATCAGATATCCCAGGTGGTATTCCAGCAGTAATATCAAATGCAAACGGTAATGTTACATTTGCAGGAGCTGGTTTTCAATTAAAAAGTGGATCATTTGTTCCATTTGAGATATCATCATCTGCAAGAACAATAATAAGAGTACCTGACATACCTGCTAATGATGTTGGAGGATTAAGTATCATAGGTAGCTCAACTGGAGTATACCAGGGTGTTACAAATGCCGGTGGTTTATTACACCTTACTAGTAACGACGGGCAAAGCTCTAGAATTACAAGTGATGCTTATGGGATCAACTCGGTTGTAGCATATGTAGGAAGAAAAGCAAGAGGAACAGCGGCAAGTCCTCTACCAGTACAATCCGGTGATACTTTAACAAGAATAAGTACAATAGGATGGACTGGACCTGAGTATGGATTTTTAATGTCTGCTAGTTCAACAATAGCATCAACAGCTATAGAAACAGTAGCACTTGAAAATTTTACAACATCTAGCTTTGGTACTAGACATACTTTTTACAATGCTCCTTTAGGTGGTACTATAAGAACATTATCAACAACTATAGATACAACCGGCATAACAATACCATCAAGTAGTAGATTTTTTGGTACTGCAAGTTGGGCTGAAAATGCATTAACAGCATCTTACGTTAGACCACTTAACCAAAACGTAATAATAACTGGTTCATTAAAAATATCAGGTTCATTAACTGAGATAGGTGATACGGTACTAACTGGTTCATTAACACTAAGCTCTGGATCAGCATTAAACATAAATGACGGCTTCTATGTAAACGGTAATAAACAATTTAATTACGGACAATTTAGCAGCACAACAACCCAATCAGGATCAGCAGACACGGCATACTCAATGACGTTTGATACAACTGATTTCTCACAAGGGATAAGCTTAGTAAGTGGTAGTAGATTAACTGTAGCTAACACTGGGTTGTATAATGTTCAATTTTCCTCTCAGCTGCACACAACAGCCAATCAAGCAGTTGATTTTTCAATTTGGTTTGCTATGACAGGTTCTAATATTGCTAACTCAAATACAGATTTTACTATTGAAAAAATAGCTGGTGGTGGATATATGGTAGCAGCTTTAAACTTTTTAACTCAAATACAAAGTGGTAGTTATGTAGAGCTAAAATATTCAAAAACCACTGCCCAAGGACAGCTCCTAGCCCAAGGAATCCGATCAACACCAACCAGGCCCGCAACACCATCAGTTATAGTAACAGTAACACAAATAGCATAAGATGAAAATATTTCAACCCATAATAACAGGATCATTTAGTGTATCGGGATCAGTATTTTTCCCAACCCTAGTAACATCATCCACTGTTGTTTCTAATGTTGTTATGTTTGGAGCAAATGGAGAACTATTTACAACAGCATCTTCAGCAATTGGAGGAGGTGGTGGAGTAAGTGGTGACTATGTGACTACAGCATCTTTTAACGCTTATACAGGATCCAATACATCTCAATTTGCAGGTACATCATCTTTTGCCTTAACAGCATCATACGTAGCAGGCACTGTTCAAAATGCAATAAATGCACAAAGTGGATCTAATTTTGTTATAACAAACACACTTTCACTAAACGGAACCCTAACAGATACAGCTACAATAAATTCAACGATTGTAGGATCAAATAATTTATTCCAACAAGCAACCGGATCACGTACTTCTGCTCATGGAAAATATACTTTATATAACGGAACAAATGCAAGAGCAGGTGAATTTGTAACAGTGTGGAACGGAACATCAACAGAATATTACGATAATTCAACTAAAGATATAGGTGATACAACAGATATAACTTTCCAATCTCTAATAGTAACAGGACAGATCCAAATAAATGCTGTAGCAGCTTCATCAGGTTGGACAGTAAAAATGATAACAACATATTTATAACCATACTTAGTTGGATAGGGAAAACTAAATAAACATGGCAAACGAATTCATAGCTCGCAATGGCATCATTGCTAAAAATAACTCAACAGTAACAGGTTCATTAGATGTTACAGGCTCATTAAATCTTACAGGTTCATTTGGTATACAAACATATGATGGAATTTTAGCAAATGCATTTGTTGATGCAATTCGAATATCTAATACGAGTAGAAACATATACGATATATTTGGAAATACTAGTATAGATGCTGGAGGTAGAATTTTAACAGATATGAATGCTCTTCCATCTGCTAACTGGATGGCTCGCACATTATTTGATTCTAGTCCTTCACCGAGTATAAATTGGGGTTTTAGATATTTGTATAATAGCAGCGGTAGCATTTCATTGAATTGGGAAACAGGCATATTAACTGGCAGTTTGTTTGGTACTGCTTCATATGCAACTCAAGCCCTAAGTGCTTCATATGCAACAACAGCATTAAGTTCTTCATATGCAACAACAGCATTAAGTTCTTCATTTGCTGCAACTGCCTCATTTGTAAACCCATTGAATCAACAACTTATTATTACCGGTTCATTGCGAGGACAAGTTTCAGCATTATCCATTTCTGGAAACACTGCATCTGTTAATTTATCAACAAATAATTTTTTTACATTGACATTGGCAAATGGTACGGGAACCAACATCAACCCAACCAACATCAATCCAGGTCAAACCGTTAACATATTGGTAACGCAAGGATCAGCAGGTACTGGTACAGTTACATTTCCTTCTTTAGTAAAACAATCATCGGGTTCTTTATATACTGGTTCGGCTGCAGCAAATGCTATTGACATAGTAACAATGATTGCATTTGATTCGACCAATGTTTATGTAAGTTCTGTAAGAAATATGATATAAGTTATGTTTACACCTTTTGCGTTTATACAACCTATTGTAATGGGGCCAATTGTCCCTGCAGTTCCTATTTATTATTATGTAGCAGGAAACTTTGGTAATTTTAAAGAACCATCATTTTCTAGAATTGTTGCTACCGACTTATCTGGATCAATTGACACTACATTTAACCCAGGCCAAACTGGTTTTAACGGTACCGTACGATGTATGGTTACTCAATCAGATGGAAAATTAATAGTTGGAGGAGACTTTACAACATATAGTGGATCAGCAAGTAATTTCCTAGTTCGTATTAACCCAAATGGTACTAGAGATACTACATTTACATCAGCATTAAACAGTTCAGTATATACTGCTGCTGTTCAATCAGATGGAAAAATAGTAATAGGTGGAGCCTTTGGAACAGTAAGTGCAGTTTCTGTACCTAGATTAGCCCGTTTAAATTCAGATGGTACCCGAGATACTACATGGAATCCTGGTTCCACAGGTGCTTCTAATATTGTTAGAGATTTAAAAATACAATCTGATGGAAAAGTTTTAGCAGTAGGAGATTTTACTATATATAGTGGATCAGCAAGAAACTACATAGTTCGAACAGAAACAAGTGGTACTATTGATAATACATTTAATGTTGGAACAGGATTAGGAAATCAAGCATTTAACGTTCATATACAATCCGATGGAAAAATTATAACTGCAGGTGGGTTTATAACATATAGTGGATCATCAAATAACTATATAGTTAGAATAAATTCTAATGGTACTAAAGATAATACATTTACTATAGGTACTGGATTTAATCAAACTGTTTATATATCAAGTTTACAACCAGATGGAAAAATAATTGCAGCTGGTGTATTTACTACTTACAGTGGATCATCAAATAATTATATAGCAAGAGTAAATTCTGATGGTACAAAAGATAATACATTTAATGTTGGAACTGGTTTAGATACCAGTTGGGCAGGAGGTATAACTAATACAATTTCTTATGACACCCAAAATAATGTTTATTTAGCTTCAGACAATGTTACATATAGTGGATCAGCTATACCTCGTATTTTTAAACTCAAATCAAATGGAACTTTAGATACAACATATGATGCGGGTGCGGGACTTAATAGATTTGGACTTGCAAATATTGTATCTGGAAACCGATTGTATACTGCAGGAACATTTACAAACTATAAAGCTGCTGGAGCTACTGGTATTGCAATGATATCTGATTCTGCTACATTATCTGCATCATTTAATCCAGGCATAGGTTTTAATAATGATGTTTGGGCTATGACAAAACAATCTACTGGTAGAATAATTGTAGGAGGAGCATTTACTAATTACAGTGGATCAGTTAGAAATAGAATAATTGGGTTAAACTCAAATGGAACTATAGATTCAGGATTTAATGTTGGAACTGCAGGAGCAGGTAATATTGTATATGCTTTAGCTACACAAACTGACGATAAAATTATTGTTGGTGGAACATTTACAATATATAGTGGTTCAAGTACGTCTACTACAAGGTTAATGCGACTTAATTCAAATGGAACCCAAGATTTAACATATAATACGGGTCTTGGATTGAATTCATACCCATTGTGTGTTTTAGCTCGTGCAAATGGAAAAATATTTGTAACAGGACTATTTACAACATACAGTGGCTCAGCAATAAATTATATCATGCAAACTAATTCAAACGGTACACGTGATACAACATTTAATGTAGGAACAGGATTTGATGCTGGGTTATTTGGATATACAGCTGTTACACAATCAGACGATAAATTAATTGTTGGAGGTAATTTTACAACATATAGTGGATCTACAGTTAATAGAGTAGTTAGAATTAATACTGATGGAACCCGAGATCTTACATTTAGTGTAGGCAATGGTGCAAATACAGTTGTATCAGCAGTAGCATTACAGTCAGATGGAAAAGCAATTGTAGGAGGACAATTTACATCATTTAGTGGCTCAGCCGTTAATAGACTTGTACGAGTAAATACAAATGGTACTAGAGATACTTCATTTAATGTTGGAACTGGACTTGATGGGTCCGTATCTGCAAATGGAATAACTATAGGATCTAATGGTATAATTTATTGTTTAGGTAGTTTTACAACATATAGTGGATCTAATTCTCGAGGTATAGTAGCTATTAATTCTAATGGCACTATCAATCAAACATTTACTTCCGGATTAGGAACAGCCTCATTTAACAATACAGCTCAAGGATTTACCTATCTCCAACCACCAAACCAAATGATACCAGTATAAAAAATAAAAACTATGACACTTAAAGAATTTTTAGAAACAAACACACTTTCTGCCGTTGATACAGTTGACGGATTTAATTTAATTATCAACGTTTATGTTGGAGAAGCTATCTATGGTTTAAAAGTAGATACTTCAAATATACCAGCAGGTACTCCTTTAACTAAACATGAAGATTTTACTATAGAAGGAGATATACTTTCAATAGACAATATTTCAATTGATATATCTAAAACTGAAATGCTTTAAAAAAAACTTGGCTCCTTAAAGGAGCCTTTTTATATTTAGAGAAAAATAGGTTATGTTATATAAAACGTCTGATAAAGATACTGTTTACAAAGAAATCAAAAAACTACAACCACTAAACTATAATCAATTTAGGTGGTGGAGACGTTTTGACACTAAAACAAAACCACTTCCTAAAGGTGCTACGTTTCTACAACGTATCCAAAATGGTGAATATGAATTTTCACACTATTTTTGGCAATGGAAACTTACTGAAATTGAATTGAACGATTTACATACACTATACAATGGTGATGTTCAAAAAATGCTTGAAAAGCATGGTGTTGATTTTGCTCGTAGAAAACGTTTGATGGAAGATTTCAACAAAGACGAAGCCGACCGACTAGAGGCACTTAAAAATGGTTTTTTACGTGAATTTGATATGACTCCTGATGACTATGAAAATAGCCTTTTAAAATTTGATGGGACTACTGAAGAATTTTATGTATATTGTTTGAAAAATTTTGAACGTTCTGGCAGACCAATTGAAAGACGTGGTCGCCCTAAAAAAATTGTATGAGAATAGGAGTTATAGCAGGAAATTTTGATGTGACCCACCCAGGATACATCCATATGTTTAATGAATGTAAAAAATACTGTAATTATCTTATAGTACTATTACACGAAGATCCAACAAATGAAAGACCAGAAAAATTAAAACCAATTTTATCTGTTGAAGAAAGACTATTAATTTTATATTCGCTTAAACAGGTAAACCTGGTTATGACCTATAAAACAGAAGCAGAACTTTATGACATTTTAGATGAAATGAATCCTGATGTTCGCTTTTTAGGAGATGATTATATAGGAAAGCCATTTACAGGAAATGATTTAGACATCCCAATTCATTACCTAAACAGAGACCATGGTTGGTCAACAACAAAATATAAACAATTAATAGCAAATAGTTTAAAATGAATAATAAAGTTGAATTACTAGGGTATTACGGAGATGATTTAATCCATGCCTGCTCAGCTTGGACTAGTACATCTCGAGAACTTACACCTGAAAAAATAGAACGTGTACCTAAACTGTTAACAATGTTAGCAAGTGAAGGACATCACACCCCATTTGAAAAATCTAGTTTACACTTTTTAGTAACAGTAGATCAAGCAACTCACATCCATTTACTCAAACATAGAATTGGAGTTTCAATTAATGGTGAAAGTGCTAGATATAAAGAATTAAAAGAAGATAAAACATATTTACCTTCAGATTGGCCTGAAAGATGGGATACTGCATTACGTAATTTTACACATGAAGCAAATTCTCTTTACCATATGTGTTTAGAGGAATTAACTCCAATATTGGGTCGTAAACGTGCTAAAGAATCTGCTCGTTTCTTTAAAACATTCAACTCCCAAATTACTATGGATCTTATGTTCAATTGGAGAAGCTTTGTTCATTTTCAACAACTTAGAAACAGTGAACATGCTCAAGTTGAAGTAAGAGAATTGGCACAACAAATGCTAGAACTAGTTAAAAATATTGAAAACAACCCTTTTAAACACACAATAGAAGCATTTAAATTATGAGTAGAGACACTTCATGGGACGACCCAATTCTTTCAGATGGTGATTTTCCACAACCACAACCACCAACCCCAGTTAAACAAGGCCCTAACAAATATTTTATTATAGGACTTGCTGCATTCGTTTTAGAAACAGCATCTACTATGTACATCGCAACAGTAGCAGATCGTAGTATTGCAATGATATTTTGGGCATTTATTGGGCCGTTTTTAGGATTGCCATTTGTAGGATACATGGTTGAATCAAAAACATGGCCTGATCGATTCAAAATGGCTTTAGCATCTTCTGTTGGTTATGTGATTGGAGCAACTATTATTTATATTTTAAATATTTAAAATGATATACAAATTAAGATACAAACTATTAAAATATATACTTCAAAAATTACGTTATGGCAAAAATAGCACGTTATAAACGAATATACCTTGAATACAAAAACGCTACCAAACAAGAAATTTGGGAAGGAGTTAGAGACAATTTTATTTGGGGGTTTTTAGGTTCTACACTTGTAGTATTTGTTACTACAGAAATGGATACAGCAGTTTTACTAGCTTATCTAGCATACTATTTTTATGTAGGTAGAATAGTTAATAGACCAAAATATGTAACTGAATTAGGTAAATTAATTGTTTTCCCACTTCCAACAGCTTTAGGAGCATTTGTAGGTTATAAAGTAAGTTATCTTTTAACTCAACTTTTTTAAAAATATTTGGCTTTTAGAAAATATTTTTGTATATTGAACGTATAAAATAAGAGTTATGACGTTTAAGACAAAAGCAAAAAGCCAATTCAAGTTATTTTTAAGGCGTTTAGGTTTCCTTTGTAGAAAACCAACTAAAACAACTCGACGTCTTCGAGTAGCTAAAACCCTTAACCCTGATGGTACTATAACAGAATATGATTCACCTATTTTTAAAATGCCTAAAAACACTTATGGTATTGAATCTGAAGTGCATGTATTTTTAGAAGAAAAAAAATTATCAAATCCAAATTGTAAATTTGATACAAATGCAAAAACCTGTATTTGTGGAAAAACAATGGAAGAATTTTTAATAGGCCAATGCCGCAATAAAAAGTAATCCCTTAAAATAAGTTATATGAAAACAGTTTTGACAAAAGAACAAGTAATGGTAGCCCTTAAAAAAGTATTTAGCTATTTAGTTATAGCAGGAGCCCTAGTAGCAGGATTTGGAATTGGAAGATTTACCCAATCATACCCACCAGCAAAAGAAGCAAACCCATATCAAGCAATTCATTCGATTAAAAATGTTTCAATTGCAGTAAACGAAAGCAATGAATTAATGCTTATAGACCGAAGTACAGGAAAATATCAAATGTATTCAGATTCTATTGGTGTAGCTATTTTCAAAATGTATTCAAACCGAATTTACCAAAACGCTAGCTCGAATGAGTAAATTGAAATTTTTAGGTATGGCCGCTATTATTTTAGCGGTCGTATCTTCCCTTAGGTTTGATCCACCTAAGGAAGTAGAACAATCACTGCGAGACATGTCTCCAGTTAAATCAACGGATCCACCATGTTTACAAATGTATTTCTATATTGAAAAGTATGCAGACAGTTTTAACATACCAAAACGATATGCTTATGGAATTGCATTTGCAGAAACAAGATACAAAGGACCATTCCATTGGAGATATAACCACGCACAAACGTCTTGTGTAGGCGCAGAAGGACCGATGCAAATTATGTTGTCCACAGCTCATGGAAACAATAAAGATAATGTTTCTCGCGAACGTTTACGAACAGATATAGAATACAACGTAAGAACATCTATGAAATTGCTCCGTAAACTACACAACATTTATGGAAACTGGAAACTTGTATTTGGGTGCTACAACACAGGAAGACCTTGTGTAAACGGATACGCAGAAAATGTATATAATCACAAAATAAATTGGAGATGAGAAAAGTAGTTTGTATAAACAATAGAAAACAACCTGAAGGAGGAGAACTTGTTGAAGGAAAAGAATATGAAATTGAAGAAGAGTTCATCAACAACTATGAACAAAAAACATTTGTCATAGCAGGTATTAACAATTACGGAATGACCAAAATGGGAATGCGTTGGTATGGCTATGATGCAAAACGATTTGCAGATTTAGATGCTTTAGTAACAGAATCATATGAACACGTTTATGCCTATAATTAATATGAAAAAAATAACAATATCACATGAGGTACCATTTTGCCTCTTAGAAAAAAGTAGAGAATTTAACGACTACGACTATTGTTTACCCCACTTAATGGATGAAAACGAAGAGTACCGTGATTTCTTCTACAAATCAAAAGAAATGGGTCGCTATATTGTAATGGATAATTCACTCCATGAGCTAGGTGAAGCATATGATTCAGACCGTTTAATATATTGGATAAATGAAATTAAACCAGATGAATTTATTGTACCTGACGTTTGGGAAGATGCAAAATTATCAATAGGTAACGCAAAACAATGGGCTCAAGTTAAACTTCCTGAAGGAGTATTAAAAGTTGCTGTAGTACAAGCAAAAAATACATGGGAAGCTGAAGACTGTGTACAAGCTTATAAAAATTTAGGATACCAGAAAATAGCATTTTCATATGGTGCAGAATATTATCATACAATGTGCCCACATCCAAATAAAGATTTAGGTAAAGCAATTGGACGATACATGGTTGTTCATAAGTTATACAACAATAAAACATTAACTATGTTTGATCGTGTACATTTGCTTGGAACTGCTTCACCTATTGAATTTGGAATGTATAAAGATATTGAATGTATTGAATCTATAGATACTTCAAATCCAATCATGGCTGCAATTGGAGAAATGCCATATACAAAAATGGGGTTACATCAAAAACCACTTGCCAACATGAACAAATACCAAGATATGAGTATTGACTTCTTAAACGAAGATTTAGTAGAATACAATGTTGAAATGTTTAGAAAAATAAATGAATTATAAAATGGAATATTTAAGTTTATACGATTATCTAGGACATGCCGCCGGTAATGAATTAGGTAAAGAAGTAGCAATAGCTGCTAGTAAAGCAGGAATTAAATTAGAAACTCGAGAAGTTTCAAACCCAAAATATACAGGAATAGTATATTTGTACCCCAAAGACTTTCTTGAAGCATATTTTAGAGAACCAGATTCTATCCATATGGAAGACCTTCCAGGATCTATTAACTATAACATTGATGACGACGACTTACCTTTTTAACTATGGATAAATTAACAAAAGAAGAATTTGAAAAATTTCGTGAAGTTTGGAAATCTGAATGGTACGACCATTGGAGACTCTTGGATATTGACTTTAAAGTTTATATGTTGATGAGAGGACTAACCGAAGAACAATTTAAAAAATTAAATAACGACGAATTATGGAAAAACATGTAGTGATTTCCCTGTCTGGAGGAATGGATTCCAGCACACTTTTGTTACGTTGTCTAAGAGAATATGACACTGTAACAGCAATTTCATTTGATTATGGTCAAAAACATCGAGTTGAGCTTGAACGTGCTCAATCGTTAGTAGATTATTTATGCTACAAATATGATATTAAATACCGCGTCATTAAATTAGACGGATTAACAGATTTACTTAACTCAGCACTTGTAACAGGTGGAGCTGATGTACCTGAAGGACACTATGCTGAAGAAAATATGAAAGCAACAGTTGTTCCAAATCGTAACAAAATCTTTGCTTCAATTACTCAAGCAGTTGCACTTTCAGTAGCAAATAGAACAGGCGAGCAATGTGATATTGCAATGGGGATACACAGCGGAGACCACGCGATCTATTTGGATTGTAGACAAGAATTTAGAGATGCAGACGACCATGCATTTAGAGTAGGTAACTGGGGTTCTGAAAAAGTAGGTTACTTTACACCATATCTTGAAGGTGATAAATTTACTATTTTACAAGATGGAGAAACATTATGTAATGAGTTAGGTTTAGACTTTAACGAAGTATACTCACGTACAAACACTTCATACAAACCAATTTACCATGAATTTGCTTACGAAGAGGGAGATGATATTGTTGAAGTAAAAGAATGGTTTTCCGATTACAAATCAGCAAGTTCTGTGGAGCGTGTAGAAGCTTTCATTAAATTGGGAAGAAAAGATCCTGTAATGTATGCTGATGAAGAAGGACCAGTAACATGGGATCATGTAGTAACAGAAGTAAGTAAAATACTTGAAACACATGCAGGATAAAAGTATTATAAATTGGGATTTACATCAAAAAATAATGGCAAAGAAAAAAACAATTAAAGTTTGTACTGGAGTAGGATTAGATCAAATCACCCCTGAGTACATTACAATCGAGCTCTTTGATATCGATACAGAAATTAAAAAACCTAAAACAACAAAGAAAAATGGCAAAATATAATTCAACTAAATTATTTGACGGGTATTCAACATGTTTCCGTCAATGGAAAGCAGAAGATACGCATTGCAAATTCTTACACGGATATGCTGTATCGTTTAGAGTATGGTTTGAAGGCGAATTAGATCATCGTAATTGGGTATGGGACTTTGGTGGAATGAAACGATCTAAAACTAAAATACTTGGAATGTCTCCAAAAGACTATTTTGCTTGGTTGTTAGATCATACAACTATTATTGCTAGCGATGATCCATATTTAGATACATTCCACAAAATGTATTCCGATGGGATCATTCAATTAAGGATACTGCCGGCATCTGGTTGTGAAAAATTTGCAGAGCATTTATATAAAATAATAAACAAATTCTTACACGAAGAAACCGAAGGACGAGTAAAAGCAATTAAAGTAGAAGTTTATGAACATGAAAGAAACTCAGCTAGCTATGGAGAATAGTTATTACACGACAACCACCACTTTTGGTGATATTAAATTTAAATATATTTTAGTAAAATGAAAGAAATACTTTATTTTTCAAGCACATGGTGTGGACCATGTAAAAATTTTAAACCAATCATGGAACAAGTTAGCCGTGAACTACCTGTAAAATTCATTGATGTAGATGCAAATCCTGATATGACAGCAGCTTATGGCGTACGAAGTGTTCCTACTTTAATTGTAGTAAAAGATGGGCAAGTAGCCGTTAAACAAGCAGGAGTTTTATCTGAATCACAAGTAAAAGGTTTATGGAATCAAAACTAGGGTAAAAGGAGACCATAGTTTTGTATGGTCTCCCTCCTCTTTCAATATGTATAATAAACAATATATTATGGAAGAGCAAAAACCAAAAGGTAATACCCCTGAATATCGTGCATGGTATTATAAAAACAAATACCAAAAAACAGGTAAAACAAAAAAGAAAGAATTTGAACAACGTAACAAAGAATTTATAATTCGATTTAAAAAACGTTGTAAATGTGTTAAATGTAATTTAAACAAATGGTATCTAATAGAGTTTCACCACCTAGACCCATCTTTAAAATACAAATCTGTAACTGATTTACAGTTTAATGCATATAGTATTAAAACAATAAAAGAAGAAGTACGAAAGTGTGTTCCTATTTGCAGAAACTGCCATATGGAATATCATTATTTGGAGAGACAAAATATAATTCGTACATTTGAAGAGTATTTAAAATTAGATATATGAACAAAATCTTAAGAATGACAGAAGCCGAAAAGGCAAAGACACAAGCAATTATAGAACTTTATAGATGTGTGCAATCCGAAGGTAGCAGATTTGGAAGACCTACAATTGCAGTTCGTACAACTGGTTGTACCCATAGATGTTACTTTGGAGAAGGTGGTTGGTGCGATTCTTTTTACACCTCCATTCACCCTGAAAAGGCCCAATTCAGTTTTAACGATGTCGTTAAAATATACGATGAAAATCCCCATATTAAGGAGATGATGCTTACCGGCGGAAGTCCTACAATGTGGCCTAAATTAGTTAATGAATTAACACATTTTGCACATGAAAGAGACATTCTTATTACTATTGAAACTGAAGGCTCGCATTATATTGAGACCGATTATCCTATTGGTCTTTTATCTATTAGCCCTAAGTTTACAAATTCTATTCCCGTTGTGGGAGTGGCCACACCGCAAGGTGATATTGTCGACGATAAAATGGTTCGACAACATAACAAGTTTAGAATGAACTTAATCGCAATAAGTGCAATGATTAATTTTCATACAGACTATCATTTTAAACCAGTTTGGGATGGTACAGAGGAAAATTTAAATGAAATTGAAGAGTTTAGAACATCGCTTAAAATCCCTAAAGATAAAACATACATCATGCCAGCAGGTGATACTCGTGAGGAACTTATTAAAATGTATCCACTAGTATTTGATATGTGTGCTGAAAAAGGTTACAATATGACAGGAAGAGATCACATAATTGCTTTTGATACAAAGAGAGGTGTTTAAAAAATACTTGGATACTCCAAAAACCTTATTTATATTTACAACAAATTAAAGTTATATGTCAGAAAACACACGTAGAAAAACACACACAGAATTAGAATGTGTACAAGTAGGTTATGCAAACGGAGTTGCACCCGGTTTTCCACTTACTGAAAATGAAAAATGGAAAATGGTAGATGAAGCAGAAGAAGCTTATGGTAAATTTTTAGATGCTTTAGGATGTGATTGGCGAAACGATCCAAATTCATCAGAAACACCTCGTCGAGTAGCTAAAGCTTATGTATTTGATTTATGGGCAGGTAGATATACTGCAATGTCAGATATAACTTCATTCCCATCAGACGGATACGATGGTATTGTAATTGAAAGAAACATCCCAGTTACTTCAATGTGTTCACACCACCACCAAACAATTGGAGGAGTAGTTCATATTGGTTATGTAGTTGGAGAAGGTGGACGAGTAATTGGTTTATCTAAATTGAACCGTATTGTAGAATTATTCGGCCGTAGAGGAGCTATTCAAGAGCAATTAACTTCAGCTATCCACAATGCAGTAAACAAAGTATGTGAAGGAAACAGAGGTATTATCGTTACAGTAGTAGCAACTCACAATTGCGTATCTTGTAGAGGAGTAAAACACCAAGGTGCTTCAATGGTTACAACAAAAGCATCAGGTGTGTTTATGGAAAACGATAACCAAGCACGTAAGGAATTTTTCGATAGTATTAAAATCAATAATGGCGGACACCAAATTTAAAAATTATGGACAGAACACAATTACTCTATGAGGCTTTAGAGTCAAAATATCTAGCCCAAATTGCAGGAGCAAAAGCAACACTAGCAATTTATTTTACAAACCCAGTTGGTATTGGAGAACATCCACAACATCTTGAGGAAATGGACAATTTTATAGCTCAATTAGCTGAAGCTGAAGATAAACTTGATTGTTTAAGACATTTAAAATTAATTGACCCTACAACTCCATTTTAATATGAGCCCACTAGAACAAAAACAAGACGAGTTAATTGAATTGCTTTATGGACAAGTTATGGACCTTACAATAATGTCTAAAATTGAACTTGGAGATGATGTAATAGAAAAATTTCGTACATTAAGAAGTGAAATTACTCAAATGAAAGAAAGTTATGTACCTTTTGTGTCAGAAGTTGAAGAGTTTAATGCAGTAATGGGAAAACCCAATAATTATACCCCGGTCATTCCCGATGAGAAGGAATGGATGTTTGTCTACAATTTCGTTTTGGAAGAACTCGAGGAATATAAACATGCGTGCGAAACCGGAAATATTGTTGAAGTTCTTGATGCTCTATGTGACATCACCTACGTTTCCCTTGGTAACGGAGCTATGTTACATGGTCTTAAGGATAAAATATGGCCCGCGTATCAAGAAGTACAAGCATCGAATCTTAGTAAAGCTTGCATTAGTGAAGAAGAGGCACAAGAAACCATTAGAGTACGTACCCAAGAGCAAAAGACAGCATGTCACTATGAAAAGGTTGGAAAATATTATATCGTCTATAGAAGCTCAGACCGTAAAGTGATGAAAAATGTAAATTACTTTAGACCTGATTTAACACAGTTCTTTAAGTAATATTTAAATAAAAGTTATGTATCAAGCGGTTTTCTATAACAGATTGCCCGGAGACGACCAATGGTCATATTATCTTCGGGATGATAAAAAAGGTATACACAAATTCCAGTACTGGCCTACAGTCTATAAACTTGATGAAGAGGGAGAATTCGAAACACTATTTGGTGAAAGGTGTTCTCCCCTTCAAGGCAAGTATGATAGAAAGGATCCTACTATTCTAGAAAAAGATATTGACCGTGAACTTGTATTGTTGCGAGATCTGTACTTTGAAACAGATGAAATGCCAGAATATCACAATACAGTTTATTTAGATATTGAGATTGAAATTCTAGGTGCACTTACCCCACAAACCATTAAAGAAGCAAATGCTGAAGTTACAGCAATTGCCTTAATTGATACTTCAACTAAAGAAAAAATATGCTTTATCTTAGATAAAGAAAGTAAAATTGATGAAGTAGATTTAGATGGTAAGAAAGTTATTCCTTGTATTGACGAAAACACTTTACTACGTAATTTTTTAAACAAATGGGAACAGATGGATCCTACAATTGTAGTAGGTTACAACAGTGATTTCTTTGATATTCCATATTTGTACTATAGAATTAAAAAACGTTTAGGAGATGATGTATATCGTTTATCCCCTATAGGTAAAATTGAAGAGGTATTATCTCAACCAAATTCTCCAATTCGTATTGGTTTAGTTAACAGTTTAGACTATATGCATTTGCTTCGCAAGTATATGATGAAAGAAGAACCATCATACAAGTTAGGTGACATAGGTTTGAAATATGCTAAACTAGGAAAAATAGAATACAACGGTAATCTAGATACTTTATTCAGAGAAGACCCAAACAAATTTATAGACTATAACATTCGAGACGTTGAAATTATAGAAGCGTTAGAGGAAAAACAGAAATTTATTGAATTGACTGTTTTGATTTCTCACCTATGTCATACACCATACGAATCGATCTACTATAACACTATATTGAATGAAGGTGCTATTTTAACGTATTTAAAACGTAAAAACATAATTGCGCCAAACAAGCCAACAACTACAAACCCCACGATTAGAGATTTAGAGTTAGGTGATCACGTAGTACATCAAAGAGGTACTCCAACCGTTGAAGGCACGGTGTATAGCTTTGAAGACAAACAAATTATAGTTAAAACACTATCTGGAAAATATATTGCTCGTAACCCTAAAACAGTTAAGAAAAAAGACAGCTACGCAGGTGGATATTTACTTGACCCTAACCCAGGTTTGTATTCAGATGTGAGTGACCTTGACTTTACCTCACTATATCCTTCAATTATCAAATCACTTAATTTAGGTATTGAAACGTTGATAGGTAGAATTGTTACAAAAAACAATTACGAACAGTACAATTCACTTGAACAGCTAAAACAACGTGACCCTGAAGAAAAAGTACACATTCAAAAGTTAAGCAGAAAATCATATCAACTAAAAGATGCTACTATAGCAGTAGGTGCTTTAATTAGATTGATTGAAGACAATAACTGGACAATTTCAGCTAGTGGAGCGTTTTTTACAACTGATAAGAAAAGTATTGCTTGTGAAGTACTAGAAGATTGGTTTAATCAGAGGGAACATTATCGAGCACTTAAGAAAAAAGCAGGTAAAGCAGAAGATTGGGCCAATTACAAACTATATGACTTGTATCAAATGGCCTTTAAAATCTTACAAAACGCTTTATACGGTACATATGCAATTAATTCATGGCGTTTTACAGATGGATTTAAAATATGCTCTGCTGCTATTACAAACAGTGGTCAACGCTTAACAAAGGAATCGATTATATTTGTGAACAAGTATATTTCCGATCAACTTGAAATTGACCCTAGAGAATTTGTTATCGCCTCAGATACCGATTCACTTTATATGGAGTTAACAGATTTGCTTAAACATAGAAACTCTGATTTAAACTACAATGATCGTGAAGAAAAAATCAAACGATTGTTGGTTTTGACAGAGGAACTCCAAGATGTAGCAAACAATAATCTGAATAATATCACGCAGGATCTGTTCAATATGCATGGCAAACACCACTTTGTATTAAAGCAAGAGGTAATCGCTGAAAAAGCGTATTGGGCTGGTAAACGTAGATACGCTATTTACATTGTAAATAAAGAAGGTGTACCTATTGAGGAACTAGAGATGAAAGGACTAGACATTATGAAATCTAATTTCCCCCCTTACTTTAGAAACTTTGGAGAAGACCTAATCAAAAACATCCTATTCAGTAAACCAAAAGAAGACATAGACAAAGATGTAATGGATTTTAAAAATTCAATGCAAACGGTAGAGTGGATTAAGTTGCTTAAACCAACAGGACTGAAAAAAATGGGTGAATATATTGAACGTAAACCTATGGCTGGTGAATTGTTCTCTAAATTGAAACTAAAATGCCCTATCAACACTAAAGCAGCTATAATTTACAATGACTTTTTACGTTACAAAAAGCTTAATGTAAAGTACCCTGAATTTACAATTGGGGATAAAATGTATATAGCTTATTTAAAACCAAACCCATACCAGATTGAGGTAATAGGTTACAATGGCTATAATGATCCTCAAGAAATTACAGATTTGATCAACAAATATATAGACCGTGATGGTTTATTTGATAGTGTAATCAGAAACAAGCTTGAATCGCTTTATTCTGATATCGGTTGGCCATTAAATTTGAACCCATACCGTGCAAAATTTTTCAATTTTAGCTAGGATATTTAAAATATTTTTCTTATCTTTAACACATGGTTAATAAAATAGTTCTACAATCGGTTATAAACAAATACTACTTAGGCGAAAACGAATCCGTCAAGTGGAGTATCAAAGACAAAACCCTTACTATAGACTTTATGTCTGTAAATAAAGAGGTAATAGGTAAAATTGTTCACAACAATATTGATATTGAGGATAGTGAATTAGCTATATTTGATACTAAAAAACTACTCAACTTATTAGGTATCACTCAAGGAGATTTAATGTTTTCCTTAGAAAAAGGTAAAAGCGTTTACACTAAAATGCACTTTGCAGATGCTTCCTTTAACTTAACTTATGCACTTGCCGATCCTTTATTGATTGGAAAAGTAGGTTCTGTAAGTGAACCTGAATGGGATGCATGTTTGCCTTTAGAAAAAGAATATGTCGACAATTTAGTTAAAGCTAAAAATGCTTTAACGGGTATTGGCTCAATGACTATCTCTATTGAAGTTGATTTAAACGGAGACAATATGTGTTTGTTTACATTTGGAGACGAGCAAGGCCATAACAACAAAATTACCTACCAGATGTATGGTACTATCAAACAGGAAAAAGTTGAAATCCCATTCAATTCAGACATGTTTAGAAATATTTTAAAGGAAAACAAGGATCTAGAAAGTGGAAATATCTATTTGAGCTACCAGGGCTTGATGAAAATAGAATTCAAATCCGAAGACACAATAAGCACATATTATATGGTTCGTAAAGAAGAAAGTGCTTTTTAGTATGTATAATAGAACTTGGAAGTTCAAATAAGTTTTAGTATATTACAGTTATAAATTTAAATTTAGTTATGGAAGAAACCAAACGACGCGGTCGTCCGGCTCGGGACGAAAATGACACACAATCAAACTTATGTACTATTAAAGATCCTTCAATGGAACCTTTTTATGTTGTAAAGGATGCTACAAACTTTACAGTTATGGAACGGTCTATTGCTACAAGAGGATTTGGAGGCGGTAAAGCATCCGGTAAAGAAACTGAAAAAGTAGTAGGCTACTACAGTAACTTTGCAAATGCCCTAAACCGCATCTCAAAAGAAAAGTTTTATCAAAATCAAGGTGAGTACGAAACCATTCAAGAGTACCTCAACACTTGGAATACAGTCAAAGAAGGAATGGAATCAATGTTAAACAAGTTAGAAATATGAAAAAATTAGAAGCGTTATTTGATGCGGTGATTGTAAAACCGCTTGAATTAGAAGAAACCCAATTCGGCTCTATCTTCATCCCAGATGCAGGTAAAGACAGAAACGAACAGGGAACAGTAGTTGCAGTTGGACCTGGGCGTCAGGTAGCAGGGGTTGGTTTTGTGCCAACAGAAATCCAAGTAGGAGATGTAGTTATTTTGCCTACAATG